GGAGAAAATTCTATTTCAATAGCGTTTAGATTGGCAGAGCCATCAATAGTTATACTATCCCCAATCCCACCAACGGTATAGATACCATTATTTTTAGCTGTTCCTCTAATAGATATTTGACCACCGACAACGAGATTTGTATCGATGGTATCTTTTAAACCTGAATTGGTATGGGAACTGCTTACTACATTTCCAGCTTCAAGAAACCTACCAATTAAAGTCCCAGAGCCAGCTACGCCACCATCTCCAGAATCATCAACAAACACTAAATTAGTAGACTGGCTGGTATCTACAGCTTCATATTCTGTAGAAGAATAGTCAGATTCAAAAGATGCAAGTCCGTACCCACCAGCAATAGTAGCCGCATGTGAAGGAACAGTCCCATGAGTCTCAAAAGAACCTCTAACTCTTACAGTTCTACCTTTTTGAAATGTAAAATTATAACACTCAGAAAGTTCATTGGCCTGAAGGTCTCGATACTCTTGATAAGTATTAAGACCTCCAGAGAAATCATTTAAAACCAAATGCTGTTTAGGCATTAGACACCTATTTTTTTAAGCAAGACAGACTTAATCACCTTCCAAAGTGCCTCAAGTATTTTTGCTTCAGTAGCCTCTGAAAGTATTGGTATATCTACAGATTTATTTATTTCAGCAATCACCTCTTTACCATTTTCATCTGACAACAGATCGTCTGCAATTAATTTTGCTAACATGTTAACTCCTATCTTTTATTGTTTTTATTTTATATGCAAGGTATACAATGGTCATTACTCCAATGATGCATTGTAATATTAAATTTATATTTGCTAAGTGGATACCGTAATTAACAAACGAGAGACCAGATACTTTTAAACTATCCATTAGTGCTTTCCATTTATCCTAGACAGACTACCTTCTACTCTGCTGATTTGATTGTCTAGGTCGTTAATTTCTTTGGTCATAGCATCAAACTTACGATCAAGCTTATCATCGGATTTATTCCAACGTTCAATCAGTTTAATTATCATTCCTTCCATATTTTCTAATGTTTCTGATTGTCCTCTATTCTCTGTTTTTAGATTTTCAAGGGTTTCTTGTTGTTGGGCTGACTTATTAGACAGAGAAACGACTAGATAGACAAACATTGCCCCTACTACTCCAATCATTCCCGCTTCACCGTATAAAGCCATAAAATCCATTACTTCCTCTTTTTCTTCTTCCAACTAAATGGGTTTATATTAAATTCTTTTTCATAAAATGCTACTTTCTCTGCCAACTGTTGCCTTTCAGTCCTTTCCTCCACGATATGTCTATCAAGTAAACCCCCAATCTGTTCATTTGCATCAACCATTTTATTTTCCAGATCTGTAATCCTTGTTTCAATTTTCCAATAACCATACACTAAACCACCAATGACAATAAATACATTTGCAAGAAACTTAATATTAATGGATAGAACAGCATTATCATCAATAATAGAACCTCTATAACTCCTTGCAGTCTTTGGTTTTCCACTCATTTCACCTCTACATATTCCCATTTATCGTGAAGATGGCACCAATTATCACCATGATATACCCTGTGAGCATACCAATGCTCTGTACTGTCGTGCGATAAAACCTCAATAAAAACAGTATTCATACTAGTATCCATTGGTGACAATTCATATCCAGATACAGACCATCCAGAACTGCAATTAAGACCTGTAGAAATAAACAACAGGAATATTATAACTCGTGCTAATAGTTGCATTTACATTCACTTTTTTTATAGACATACGCCCTTACCTTTTGACCTAGTTCAAAATCATTAGGATACTTACGTATCCACTTTTTTAATTTATTTTTAATCTTGTTACCCATATTTTAAACAAAGGACAACTATACTTTTAAATGTTTTGATACTTCATTGTCTCCAGCCATCATAGGAACTATTCTTGATAGCAACTCTGACTTTGTTTCAGAGCTAGAGTAAATTATACCTCTTTTATCATAAAAATCTTTTATCTCTGCTTTTGTATTGCTGTCTGTAGGGTAATCTGATTGACTGGTAGCAACTCCGTTTATAATATGATGCTTTCCTGCCATTATCCTTCCGTGACCACCTCCATGATTATCATCGCACTGGTCAACATAAGCCTGCTCTATTGTTGCCCAACTATTGCTTCTTTGTATCACTTCACCATCTTTTACTAAAAAATAAGTATAGCTAGAAGGATAAGTCAGGGCCTCTGTCGTGCCATCAGAATATGTTTTTGTGCGTACAGCACCGGGTGTTGTATTTTTGTACAGTCTTAAATAATGGCCCTGAGAACTTTTCCTAATAAGCATTAATCTTCCTTTGTTCCTTCTAACGATTTTTTAAGCATGCTAACAAATGCATCGTGACCTACTCTAAGTTGGTCTGCGATAAAACCATTAGATGCTTGTTTGTTTTGTATGTCGTTTATATGATTCACCATCATCTTCTGTTCGTCAGTTAAGTCCTCAATGATATACTCTACACCATCAAGATTAATAACTGGCTTTTCTTTTTTTTCTTTAGCCATTATTGACTCCTTGTTTAGTTAACAATTACAATCTTTGCATTTACAGCATTTACAATCGCACATTTTATGATTCCTTGCTATCTTCATAAGCTTTCTTAACTGCATCTGTCCATAGTGCATTTGCCAATGCCTTTAATTCATCTGATTCAGCACTTACATCTGCATCTGGCATAAATGCTTTTCTATGATATGAAAATGATATTTCTACACCATCTTCTTCAATAGATGTTTTACATCGTTCTTGAATACATTTGTATTCCCCACGCACTTCATAATCGTATGTTTGTTTCTTTTCTAAAGCCATTTTTAACTCCTATTTGTCCATTCCAAGAATCCACTCGGAATAATTATGCAGTTCTATAAGAACCACCTATTAAAATTGAATTTTCATTACTACCATTTAATGTTGAATTTTGGTCAAGAGAAGTATCGCCATCATTAGCATCAGTCCTTTTATATAATGATATATAATTAACACCATTAACTATTCTAGCACTAATGGGATTATTGTTGGAAGCAAAGCCAGAAGCACTCACAGAAACGGCAGTAACAACATTAGTTGTACTATCTGAAGTAAATGGCAGACCAGAAATTCTTAAATCGCCTGAACCACTACTATTGGAATAAGCATCTGTTCGCACAAAACATTGAAAATGTACAACATTACCTACCTTAGTATATCGCCCTATCTGTCTATCGTGAGTCCATGAAGCATCACCGACACTAGAAAGTGTATAAGCTGGTGTAAAAGTGCCTTCTTCGTAATCATCTAAAGCGTTTGCATTGCCGTTTGCAACTTGTGTTGCTGGAAACCTTATTGCACTTGCATATAGTTGAGCTTCCCCATCAGAAGCACAAAGAACACTAGTTACATTTGAATCTCCAAGCACAACAGAGTTATCTCCTGCACCTATTGCACTGCTACCAATTACTGTTTGATTTTGAGCATCTGCACCACTTGGGTCAGCTCCATGACCTATAACTACACAATTATCGCCTGTGGTGATAACATCGCCAGCATTTGTTCCCATAGCAACGTTGTAATTCCCATTACTCAAACTTTTTAACGCTTGATAACCAACACCAATGTTTTGGCTGGGAACGTTAAGTGTAGTAGCTAAACCAGCTTGATAACCAATCATGATATTCTTTGATGGAGCTTGAGGATTTTTAAGAGCCTCAACCCCTATCGCTATATTGTATTCACCAGTTAAATTATCAGTCAATGCGTATGCTCCTACGGCAGTGTTAGAATCACCAGTGGTTAGAGCATTAAGGGCATTGTAACCTAATCCAACATTATTGTCTGCATCATCTGTCTGAGTTCCAGAGCCACCAGCTAACTCACCTACGAATACGTTGTAATCTCCTGCACCATCAGAGTCACCAGCATTTTTGCCAAATATAGTGTTGGATGTGCCAGTATCATTATTAGATAATGAAATTCTTGAATTGGTATCTATAATAAATTTATCTGTCGTGCTAGTTTTAAAGTGCATTTGGTCAGTATTGTTATCATATCTTATTTGACCAATATCACCATCATCGGTATCTCCAAAATCAATAATAGCATCTAAAGCTGTACCAGTTGTAATTCTTATTCCTGTGTTAGCACTTGTATCTGTTATTTGTAATTTTCTGGAAGCAGTACTAGAACCTATAGCTAAATCACCATCATGGGTAAAAGTCATTACATTGTCACTTGTTGTAACAGAACCATCATCTGCCGCTGAATCTGTATAAAAAACTAAATCCATTACTCCATAGTTATCAGCTCTAACTGCTCCCATATATGCTTTACCACCGGGATTATCAGTTCTTCCACTAAATAGAATACCTAAATGTTCAGTACCACTTATAGCTGGGTCTTCTATTTTTATACCATTAGTTAAAACATTATTTCCTCCACCTTCAACTCTTAAATGAAGTGGGGTATCTACATTTCCATCACTAGCATTGCCTATTCCAATTTTACTGTCTGATGTGATACGCATAACTTCAGATTGAGAGGCGTTACCATCAGTAGTATAAAATAATAAAGCAGAGCCGTTTTCAGATGATGTATATGTAGATTCTGCTAAGGCTTCAATCCTAGCCCCGACTGTTATAGTAGAAGAAGCATCTTCTGCACCGGCAAATTCTATCACACCCAATCTATGTCCAGCCGCCATAGCCGCACCATCGTCACTAAATAGCCTTAAATGCCCACCTTGAGTTGCACTGCTTGCTGTTGAGTCCTTTAACCACAACTGACCATCAATTTGTTCATCATAGGTATAGGTGTTACTACCGCTAACGGTCAAGTCCCCACTTATGGTAACGTCCCCCGAAATGGTACCTCCGGCTAGAGACATATTTAATCTATTGTTTGTGGTATCTAAAACACTGTTTAGTGCTTCTTGTGATGTTACTGAGTTTGCTGTGACTGCATTACCAGAAGAATCTAATAATACTTTGTTTAGAACTTCTTTCGCAGTGAACTTATTGGGGTTTGCCATGATCTATCCTATATTCCTCCACCACCGCTTAAAAGCATTTATATAGTTATAAAATCTACTGTGATAACTTAACGCATCGACAAGCAAACAATCAATGGAATAGATTACATAAAGCTAGCGGGTACAACAGCTCTAGTACCTCCAGTCTTGCTACGTTTCTTGGTTCCATATTTTTTAATTGCCATGTCAAATCTTCTTTCGTGTTGCAACATTAAATTCATAGCAACCTGAGACCTTCCTGCATCTGACTCAGAACCTGCCCTGTCCATATAAAGACACTTTTTAACAAAGTCAACAATTGCCGAATGGAATAAATTATCAACATCGGGGGTACTGGTAATAGCTGTGACCTTATTTGGATTACCATAGTAATGTAATAATAGGCCATTGGATACTGAATGGTCAAAAGCTTGATACGCTTTCCTATCTGTTCTAGATTCATTTGTTGAAGAAAAACTTGTTATTAAACCTAATTGATCACCTCTAACAAAATACAATATTTTGTCCTCTGGAAACTTTACATTGGTAGCTAAAGCACCAGATCCTTGAGTTGTTGTTGAAATTGTAAAGCCCGTATTATTATCTGATGCATCTGCAACCGAACCATTATTTGCATTCGTTACCGTAATCGTAGAAGAATCAACAGATGTAGAAAAATCAGATAAATTGTTTAAAGCAGTTCCTACCGCAGATGCTACTGTGTTTTTATCATCGTTTTCAGAAATAGAAACCTCTATGCCTGTTTTTCCAGAAATAGATGGGTCGCTTCCACTTCCTGCAACTTTTATCCATACATAATACTCAGTTATTTTAAATCCGGCATTAACACTACTATCCGAACTTATCGCATTAATAAAAAAATACTTTCCACGCAAACTTGAGCTAGAATCTCCAACAGCAATAATACTTGTAACTTCTTTAACGAATGACATTATTGAGGCTCCTTAATAGCTGTTTCTGAACCCATATCAAACATAAGAGGTTCCCCATCTACGACTCTAGGTATTTGTATATAGTCACCATCATTATCCATAACGTCTACTCTATATATTTTGTTAATACCCATAGCATTACTAGAGGAGTCCGTAGAACTATCTGATATGTCATAGAACATTTGGTTTGCAGTTATATTAATTTTAGCAGACATAGCCTTTTGTGAATATTGACCAAGTTCATTCAATGCATCGTTTATCAAAGACATAATATACGTTTCTGGAGCATTTGGAAAAACCTGCCTTACCCTACTAATAATTTGTTTTACTGTTAAAGAATGTATTGCCATTATCTTAAAGCCTGTATTCCTTTTTCATAATCTGCCTGTAATTTAGCCTGTTGTTGAACATAGATGTTGTAATTACGTTGATTATTTTCAAGGTTTTGAGAATAAGTTTGCACTTCAGTATTTACCTGTGCACTATATTTATTTAATTCTGCTAAAAACTTAGACACAAGATCGTCATTATCTTGTACAGCCGCTTGTAAGGTTTGTGCTTTGTTTTGCAAATCTAATGCTTGGTCTTGTGCTTTGTTAAATTTGTCTACATCTGTTGCTTGAGATGCTTCTTGTTGTGCATCAGCCGCATTGACTTGTGCCTGTCTTAACGCTACTTGTAGATCAGTATTGTGTTTTGCAAGCTCTGCTTGTACATTGGACTGATACTTTGCATTTTCTTTATTAAATTCATTTAACTCATTCTGTATATCTGTTCTATAGGCATCCAGTAATTGATTTTGTTTTTGCAATTCAACAGAAGCCAATTCAATATCTTCATTTGTGCCTAGCAACGTATCAAAATTATTACCACTTCCAAAATTAACGTTAGTGCTAGGCTTTGAATACGTTGGCACATCACCGCTAATATCTGCTTTAGAAACTGTAGAAACAGTAATAGGGCTCACAGTACTAGAACTAGCATCAGCATTACTAGCATTAGAATACGATAGAGAAGTCAAACTAGGAGCACCGGGTGCTGATGCAGATATACTTAAATCTGATTTTATCAAAGTGCTTATTTTATTACCAAAAGACTTTATCGCACCATAAAGGGCAACAAGATACTCACCCTCGTCTGGGAATTTTGCAATAGCACTATCACCAAAAGCAACCGTAGGATAATTCAATGTTTGAACAATTCCACTTTGAGCATTTGTAGGAGTTGGAATAATATTTAATACATTATCTCTTACAAAAAATACAGGATCTGTTGCTGTTGCAAATGACATATCAGATGAATCTTTAACCCTACCCTCTAATTGAGGTGTTATTTCTCTGCAAGGCTGATTAATAGTATTATCATTTCTAACGACACCAAATACTTCAGAACCTCCTAAAGTTAAAGTAGGACTACTATCATTTAATGCATTAGACGTAGTAAATAGTCTTTGTCTAGTTTTAGGTAGAGAATTTAAAATTTCTTTAGCTCCGTCCGTTAAAAACTGAGAAAGCTCTGATTGTGTCGGTGCACTACTACCATCTATACTTAAACCTGTTAATGCTTCTACCTGTGCTTCAAATGTTGCCATCTACTTCTTCTTTCTTCTAGTTGTTTTCTTTTTAGTTGTTTTCTTTTTACCGCCACGTATAAGGTCTGCATCTGCTTTTCTTGCACCACCTTTACCCGTAGCAAAACTTCTTACTCTCCCAGCCGCCCACTGATGAGCACTGACTCCGGGTCTAGAACCACTAGAATAATAAGCACCCAGACCCCTAGAATATACCTTAGAAAGAGTACCTTTGGATATACCAGAACTCTTAGAATATTTAGAAAGAACTGCGGCTTTACTTCCGCCTGCTTTTCTTTTTGGCTTTGCTTTTCTTTTTGTTGCTTTTCTTGCCACTTTTACTCCTTTGTTTAGAGATCATGTCCATCATCGCAGGTGTCAATGCACCTTCTCTATACATCTTTCTAGTTCTTAATATCTCATCCTGTGTTTTCTTTTTATTCTTTGAACCTTTTACATATTTTTTAGGCACACCTCTTTTGGTCTTTGGTACTTTTTTAAATTTTCTAGCCATTACTTCTTTATTTTCTTGACCTTTCCGTTCTTTGTTCTAGCGAACTTATGAGTTTTAGTCTCTCTTATCAATGTGCCATAATGTCTTTTTCCACCCCACATCCAACTAACAGTCTTTGCCATTATTTCTTCTTTTTCTTGCTCATCTTTTTCTTTTTCTTCTTCTTCATCATCTTTTTACCGCCATATCCAGATTTACTATGCTTCATATTACTTTCCTTTTTTCTTTGCGTTAGAGTGAACCATTTGCACTTTAAAGCTTGCCATTAGACTAGAACCTTTGTGAGACTTGTAACCGCCTCTAGGGTTCTTCATTAATTTATAACTAGCACCAGACTTCATCCAATGATAACCTTGTGGAGCTTTTACTTTCTTGTTCATTTCTTCCTCTTCTTTTTTGCTTTGTTTCTTTTGCTTATCGCCTTTGCTTTTCTTCTAGCATCAGCTTTTGAACTAGCACCCCACACTCTTAAAGACAATAGTAAACGTGTGGGTTTACCATCTTTCTTTTCAGGGCCGGGCATATTACCCATCCTAGCAAGAAAACTAGCTCTTCTAGGACTGTCCCCAGACTTAACAGGGGCTTTTAATTTTCCCCCTGTTTGCTTGTTGTAACTAGCTCTACCTTTAGCGTTTAAACCACCTTTAGGGTTTTTACCTGCCTTTCTTTGCCAAGCAGGAGACTTACGCTTTTTCTTTTTAGCTCGCATAACCTAAATTTTTTCTCATGCTCTTTACATTGTCACTCATGCTTTGAGCAGAAAACTCAATATCTGTTCTCTTTCCTAAATCAGAGGTCATCCACATATTCGTAGTGAACTTGCTTTCAGAGGCTTGTTTACCACAATATTTACAGTAAAACCAACCACCTTTGTTTTCTTTATTGCAATGCATGCATTTCTTCATAAGTAATCCTTTTAGGTTTTGAGGGCCACCTTTTATTGACAGCCCTCACAGCACCTAATACTGTTATCCTTATGTATTCGGATTATGATGTTTGGATGCCGTTGTCGATACCAGACATTGAGCTACCTACGTATTCACCGCCTACAAACATAAGCTCTACGTAATCGCCCTTCTGTGCAGTTGTGTCTAAAATAACATTAGAAACCTGAGTTCCTGCTGTTGAATTAGCCGCATTTCCGCCTGCATCTTTTTGCACCAAACTGATTATAGCACTTCCAGCCGCTATTGTGATATCTCCAGTTGGAGTTTCTTCATCTACAATAAACTTGTAGTGAACACCCTCCTCACCTGTAGATGCTGTTGGTAGAGTAATTTGGTATGCTCCACCAGCAGAATCACACATGAAAACCTTACCACTATCTTCATTAGTAAGAGTTACTGCGGCAACTAACTTCTCAACTTTTTTCTTTAAACCAAAAGTTGAACCGCTACTTTCATTAAGAAAATCACTTCTCATCTTAGACTCCTTCTAAGTTAAATAGTGCATGTGACTCAGGGAGAGTGATCTCTAGACCAGCTTCGGTCAAGATCATATCTTTCCTTAAATCCTCATCAGCCGCTTGTATGTTAGTCATAACCTGAGTGTCACGATTGATACCGTTACCGATTAATGGGCGATAAGCAAGTTGTGTCATGTCAGCCATGAGCATAAAGCCGGATGCGATACCTCTAAACAGTGGCTCTTTGACAAGGTTTAGCTTTCCATGAATGGTGTCAATCACCATAACAGAATGCCCAAAAGCACCTTCTCTTGAGTCAAAGTTCAATCTAAAAGGCATGTTAGCCGTTGAACCAATAGAAGCATCAAGGAATGCACCATCACCTAACTTGTTGAAGAATGTGATCACAGGTAAACTACAAAGAACTAGCTTCTCTGCCATTCCACCTCTAGCCGGATCAAAAATAACTTCAAGGTCACTAAGCAACCTATCGTAAGTTAATTCAGCTTGTGCAACGCTACGATGATATGCATTTCCAGAAGAATAGGAAAACGCAGAATCATCAGTTACTGGTGATACATTTTTTACAATATGACCTACTAGACCTTCCGTGTACTGAACACCGCCTACACGAGCCCTTTGACCGAAGAGCATAGCTCTTTCAATGTCAATCTTGTGCTCACGTAGTTTGGTTGCCCAAATACGATTCCACTCCTCAGCATACCCACGATAGCGAGTTGCGTAAGCAGTGTTGGTCATTTCTGCCGCTGTTTTAAAAATCTGAGTGTACCCAAAATCATCTTCTATTTCAGAAGAAAATACGTCAGGTGCACCAGAACCTTCTTCATAGGAAGTACCTATGATTTGAGCTACGTCATTGTCAGCGATACTATCGCTTCCGCTTGCCGCAGAAGTATCAATTACCTTACCAGTAAATGTAGATTGATTGCTTCCATGACTTACTCCTGATTCTACTCTCACTAATGCCTGACCATATCCATTTGTATCATCAACCGTACCAACAGCTAAGACCATACCTTTTACAAGATATTCTACAGCGGCTCCGCCAGCAGTGTCAACAGTAAATGAATACGAAGTACCTGCGGAAACCGAGCCAACTGCACCCTTAATTAAAAGGGAACGGTCTGTAAAGCTAATTCGGTTACGATTTTCTAAATAACGGAACACGGGGTCATCGGTAGGTGACTTAGCAACCTGATTAAGATATACGAAGAATGGAGATTCTTCTGGAACTAACTCGGCAACCCTGTCACCGAAGTTAAATATTCGTCTTCTATCCGGTCTTTGACCTACACTTGC